TTGCAGATCCGAATCCTATCTTGGTAACATCACCTACTTTGTGTTTACAACTAACAGGTTGTGCATTCACCCTAAGTCCTATGGTCTGCAACATGGTAAGATAGTTTGCCTGTTGGCTGCGAGCAAGTTTGTCATCTTGTTTGCGAGCATTGGTTTCAGTGATGTCTACTACGGTGATCAGGGTGACTCTCATGACAGTATTTAACGGTCATAAAAAAAGCGCCACCCTAAAGTGGCGCTTTGTGTTTAGGTTGAAACCTATTATGCTACAGCGAAGCTTGATGCTGCTGCAACAGTTGTATCAGTTCCGATACCGTCTTGTGCTTCAAGACGTGCTGCAATTGAAGCTGCTGTGTTTGAGTGTGAATCAACTACTACAGACATAACACCTGATGTGTCATCTACTGCGTGTAATAGGTGTGGTTGTAATTCACGAATGATTAAATCGTAGATAGAACCATGTGCACCGTCATTAGATGTTTTAAGGTCTAATGCTGTGTTATCACCGTTTGATGTTGATTTTAGGGAAATAAGAAACATGCTTAAAGCACCTGTTGTTTCTAGTGTTCCTACTTCGTTTGCTCCACCATTAGCTGGTGTAAAGTCATAAGTTGCTGCCATTTTCTTCTCCTTTTATCTAAAATAGCACACTACGCTCAGTAGTGTTTGTATAATATTATTTAGTCAAGATAGGAAAATAAGCTACTTTAAGGTCTTTTTGGCTCGATTTTGGATAGATCTAAACATAGATATGTAGCTAGGACCAGCTCTTACCACATCATCCATTGCTTTAATGGCTGGTAAATAGGCCTTTACCATGTTACTAGGTATAGGCTTGCCTGCAGCAGCTAGTTCTAAGAACCCCTTAACTAGCATTATATTTTCAGTTCCTACTAGATATCTGTAGAATACATAATCCCTGCTTGCGGCACTTACATCTGGTTTACTGATTGTAGGTTCAGTATCTTGTACCCAATTGCTTTCTAGATCTTTGAGGACAATATACTTTTCGTAGTCATCTATAATGTCACTACTTCTTAATTTAGCTCGCACAGCATATAACAGTCTAGTTGCTACATTTTTTTTCTTGTTAGTATCCAACGAGTCCCAATTGCTTATACTACGGCGTACATTTTTATAGTCTGTATTAGCAATATTTAAGACCCTCTCAAGTTTTATGAACAGTTGAGAAGAACTAGATGAGGTGCCACTACTTAATTGTTGCAGATAAGATTTAATTCGATCAAGTGGAAGGGAAGTTGCCAATCTTGATTGCATTGCAGCGCCAGGGTCTTTAAGTTTGCCGATAGCTCTCTCGTCGCCTGTAACAAAATAAATGAAGTTGTATAGGTCTGTGCCACTTATTTTAAAACGCTGGTAATTAATATCTATTGATTTTCTGCTGTAGTCTCTTACTGTTGCAGTGGCTTTTGGAAAATTCCTCATCAGATCAAGAACTAATAGTGTGAGATACAATCTCTCACAGCAATCTGCATAGGTCAGAACCTTCATGTTCTGATCGTTGCGAGTCATTCTTGCTTCTTCTAGTTCTTGTAAAAAATTCATTATGTATAGTTACTTCTGTTACTTCTACTTCCTAACGCCATTTTAGTTGTGTCGCTCATGTATTTTGTTACATAAAGTTGTTGCATAGTCTTGCCGTCGTTAGCATCTAAGAATGGCATAAGTCCATCCTTCTTTGAAATGTCTTTTTGGAATTTTTCTTTCTCTTGTCTGTCTGTGCCATTAACAGGTGGACGCTTTAACAAGCTCATAAGGTTTGCAGCTTGGTCCATTGTTAATTGAACCTCTGCTCCATCTCTAGTTTCAACACTATTCATCGGGTTTGGATTTCCTCTACTGTCTAACACTTTTCCAAGTTGTTGTGACATAGAGAACTTATCCGTTTCTGGATTATAGTCATCATCTTTATCAAGTTCGGCTCCTAGACCTTTAAGGCCTAGATCACCAAAGTCACCTTCTTTAAGTATATCTGTTATTTTCATTTTGATTCTCCGTTGCCATAGTAATAGTGGCCTGATCCAGCACCTCCATAATGTGCATGTTTTGCACTTCCATAGAATGCAGTTTTTGTTCCGCCATAGTGAGCTTTATCGGCACTGCCATAGTGAGCTTTATCGGCACTGCCATAGTGAGCTTTATCGGCACTACCTTTTTCTTGTGTTTGAGTTTTCATAGTTTCCCTTCCTTATCGTTGCACTGCTCTATTAGCAGCAGTGAAGCCAGCTCTATTTACAAGTTTTATGGAGCCTTGTGGGTGAGCTAGTACATACCCTTCTCCTCCTGGTTGATCACCAATGCTTGCAGAAATTTCTGAATCGTGGCTATCAAACTGTTCTATAATATCGTTCTTGACTTTCATTATACCGTTTACTACTTCCCATATAGCATCTAGTCCTACACGATTTTTACCAATGTAATCTACTAGTTTTGTTTGTTTGGCTTTGCTTACACTTGAACCTGCAAGCCATCTTATAAAATCATCTGAGTTTATGTTAGAAAGTCCAGTATCAACTTTTTGATTCATATAGTTGTAGAGTATGTCAGGTACATTTTTCATTTTTAAATCGGTTAATGTTGCTGTGTCTAAGAATCTATCCATGGCAGCTGCATCTTTGGCAACTATCCTTTGTAGCTCTTTTATTGCTGTGTCATTGACTTGTGCAGGCTTTTCAACTGTTATACTAGGAAATACTAGAACACTGTCACCTTCAAACATATCTAGGTAGTTTGGTGGTAGGGGACCGTCCTGCCCATTTTCATCCATAAGCAAATGAACAACAACACCTGTTGTACTTTTTGCTATCTTTTTACCTAGAGCACTGTTAACTCCTACACGATATGTTACCATCTGTGGTTTAAAAACAAACTGATTGTTTTCTACTGGAGGACGATTGTAATATAACAAATCTCCTTTGAAGTAGCCTACAAAATCTTTAGGCACTGCTTTTTCATATTCGTCATAAATGCTTCGCATGTTTGCGGCAAAACTTTTATAATTGTCGTCGGGTTCTATTCCTTTGCGTTCTTTTCTTCCCAAGAACATTTGCTCAATGTCTTTGGCTGTTTTAGGTTTTCCATCGTAGCCCTTTGCTCCGAATCCTGATTTGTCTGTAAGTGTAAACTCTCCATCTGCATTGCGTCCAAAAATGATTGCGGGAGATCCATCCCATTTGATAGTGACATCTTTGTGTCCTCCTTGTTCAAGATTTTTAAGACTTTCAATTGTACGAGCCGCACCTTTTGATCCTTCCCAGAAAACAACATCTTCTGCATGATCAATTCGTGCGCCTTCGTTTAGTATAGGCTTGGCTATTTGTTTGAATTCATAAAATCTCATAGCATTCTCACACTATTTAGGCTTAGGCCGGCAAGCTCTTTGATTCTTACAAGCTCTGCACTTTCAGGTAGGCCTTTGCCAACCTTCTCCATGTTTTCTAACCACGGAGCAATAAGTTCTTCAAAGTCAGGATCATTTCTAACATATGCAATCATGCTCTCTACGGTGTGAGTATCAGCTTCTCTTGCACCTGGTCCAAGTAGTATCTCTGCAATTTCATCCCAGTCGTCTGCTACCACAACATCTCCATTGTTGGGATCAACCACGCCTTTGGTAGGGCTAAATTTAAGCCCCCTACCTCTTGCAAGACTTGATAGTAGTACAGCTCTGTCAGCACCTGTATAGTGTTCTGTGCCTCCACGCTTTGCACCGCGCTGTAGAGCAGGATTGTCAGTAAGCATAAAATCTGTTTGCACAAAGCCGTTAGCAGGATCACCTTTGATTGGTGTGCGAAAGTGTACTTGAAGTCCTGCGTCTGCTACCCATCCTGCTGTAAAGGTTCTGCCCTTGTTCATAATTTCTAAATCAGGTATGCCTTGTTTTTGGCACCAAGCAGATAGTTTGGCAATTATTTCTTGTTTAGGCAATTTTCTATTATCAACATTTAAATCAATGTCGCCTGAACTGTTTTCTTCAAATGTACCGTCTGGTTTGTTTTTCTTGCCGGTAGTACCTAATTTGTCTTCATCAACGAATTTAAAGCCAAAAGTTTTATTAAGCCAATCTATTGTTGGATCAACATCAGGCGTAGCAATACGCTGAGTTATAACACTGTCAGGGTCTTTTGGTTCAGTTTTAAAAACATTACCACCTTCATTAAGAATCATTATTTTTACTCTCTATAATCTTTTCTATTCCTCGCTTAAATTTGCGTGGGTCTCCACTTTTAATTGAATTAAGAAAACGCCGTTCTAACTCGCCAGCTGTTGCTGCATCGTAGTTTTTGTTTATAGTGTTGATTAAATTGATACTACTATTAATGATATTGTTAGCAGTTGTTTCGATCAATCGATCACTGTCCTTGTTTAAACCAAGGTTGTTTAATTCTTCTAAGATACTTCTAGTGTGTTTTTTCATGGCACTTTCCTATACAGTGTATTTATTGTTATAAAAATAAATATGAGTATAGTTCGGGAGGGCAAAAATGGAAATATCAAAACTTAATTTCAAAGAAAAATCCTTATTATTCGCTAATCTAGCACAACTTGCATATAGTAACAGCAGAGACGCGAAAAGTCAAGCAAAAAATTACTCGTTTAATACTGTAGAATTTTATGATAAAGATGGTGCACAAGCATATCGTTTTATGAACAAGCATGATCTTGTGATTGCCTGTAGAGGAACACAACCAACAGAGTTTAATGACATCAAAGCAGATCTTCGTGCATTACCTGTTATGGCAGAGACTATAAGCAGAGTACACCGAGGATTTAAAGCAGAAGTAGATGAACTTTGGCCTATGATATTAGAAGATATTTCACGCAAGGCAAACCAAAACAAAAAGATTTGGTTCTGTGGACACTCACTAGGAGCAGCAATGGCAACTATTATGGCCAGCCGCTGTCATTTATATCCTGATATTCCTCCTGTGCAAGAACTATACACATATGGTTCTCCTAGAGTAGGTTGGCCTAAATATATAAAAAGTTTAGAAGTAACTCATCATCGCTGGGTGAACAATAATGATATTGTTACTCGTGTTCCTCTTGCCATTATGGGTTATAAACATCACGGCGAACTGCATTATATGAATGCATACGGAAATGTTCGTACACCAACTGGTTACCAATTATTCAAAGATCGTATGCGTGGAATGTGGATGGGTCTAAAGCAAGGTAAGATAGATAACTTTGCTGATCACAGCATGAGTTATTATGTTGCTAATTTAGAAATGTATGCCGACGGTATGGAATCAGTTCAAGCATAGTCAAGAAGAAAGGCAATGTCGTTGCACATTACCTTTCTATTTTTAGTAGCCGTTCGGTACTATAACATAGTGTATCATTAACACTACGCCTACTGATGCGCCTAAGCCTATCATCATCTTGAAGAAGTCTTTGGTCACCAACGGAAACACTGTCTTGAACTTTTCCTTGCCTGTCACTGTTGCCATAGCAAGTTCACGTCCACATAGTAGTCCTACAAACACCCATGTTGTTGACATAGGTATATCGTTGAGCTCTTTAAAGAAGAATAAGATCAACCAGTACACTGCATCAATGATAGTTGCTGAACGCACATATCTTGTGTTGTGTTTTTCTAGTACAATCTTTTGGATCTTACCACCACCCTCTTTAAACATAAATGCAAGTCCTATAACAAACACAAGACTCACTAGGATCATTAGGTCCCATGGAACTTGTCTTGGAAGGAACACAGCAATATTAGCCATGTCATGACTTAGCCAAGTAAACCACAGGAAGCCTGTTGTTACCCATTGTGCTATTCGCCATGCTTTCTTATGTTCTTCTTTGACAGGCTTTGCTTCGTTTAGTAGTTTGGTAACTCCTATCCAAATAATGTATGCCGCGACTGCCGCGACAGCATAGCCCATCATGCTTTTCATAAGCATCTTCTCTAGTACAAATGTACTTGCAAAGGCACTTAATACTAAAAAAGAAGTACTAACTGGTACTCCTATTCGTGTAAGTATTAATAATAGTCCTGGTGCCATTGCGTGATACCATTGTATCTCTTGGAACGGTATTTTGTTTAGTCGTCCATAACTAATATCTCCACCGTTGGTATACCAACCATACCAAAGTGTATACAGTAGAACGGCACTAGCCGCTCCCCACATCACTTTCCAATTAAATTTTTCGTTATTACTTGCGATCCATGTACCTAAAGTCTGTACGGAATCATTTGCGATAACTGCGTAACCTGCGAACAGGAAACCTACAGCCATCCATAGGGTGAGTGCGTCCATTATTATTTCTCCTCTGCTTGCCGCTTTTACCACGGCGCTCACATACTAAGACAGGGCTCAACGTTGCCCTGCTCTGGAACAGAATGTTCCTAACTTTACTTATGCTACCTTTGGAGTTTTGCCTTTAAAGCGGCTCTTTTCTTTTCAGTAGCTATCGCTTGTCTTACTTTTCTACCCCAAGGTAGTTTTACTCTGTCTACTATTTCTTTACCTTTTTTACTAATATACTCGACTCCGATAAACACATCTTTGAAATCACTTTGTACAGCCTTCACTGCTCTTGTTAAACTTAATTGTTCTGTGTCTTTCTCGTCACCTTTTTCATTCCAAAAGTGGAACTTTCTCATTTTAGCCATAGGCCTCCTTTAGTTAGTTTTAGTTATACACTGATAAAACTATTTTGTCAACCTTTTTTGAGTGTCAATCAAAAATTGACAGACC